GATGTATGTGAAGATGTTTTCAGAAGGTACCTTTAACTACCTTGAGAAAGGTGGTGTTAAGGCAACTGTTACATACAATATCCCGACTGCTAATCAGGTTACTCTAGCGGCTGCTAACAAGTGGGGCACTGGTGCTAGTGCAGATATCCTTAGTGATATTCGTGATGCCAAAATCCAGCTTGATACAGTTACAGATGCATCCAGATATACCTTATACACTACGCAGACCGTATTAAGGTATATGGCTGAGGATTCAGCCATTCAGCAGTTGTTCCAGAAAAGCTACTTTGGAAATGGAGACTTATATGGGCCTGCATCGAATAATGTTGTTGGTGTACGGACTGACGTACTTGGCTCTATCCTTGATGTTGATATCGTTGTTCTCCGGGAACGTTACACCGTAGAGGCTTATATAACATCGGCGGTTACGGCAGATAGTACTACAGTTATCTATGTCACTGATACTGAAGACTTTGAGGCTGGTGCCACGCTGAGATTTCATGATGTATCAGCAGGTACCTATGAAGATGAAACTATTGCTTCGGTTGACGCCGAGGCTGGGACTGTTACAGTGTCCACCGCACCTTCCACCAGTTACAAGGCTGGCGAAGACATGGTTACAATGACCAAGACCTTTATGAAGGATGACTTGGTTATCTTCATGCCGTCTGATGGTATGGTAGAGGGTCAGGACATTGCTGAATGGTTCAATGCCCCGTTTGGTATTCCTGGTGTCTATGATATTAAAATGGATCAGGAAAGCGAGTGGGACCCGGAAGCTGTATGGATCAGAGCGCAGCGGAAAGGCTTACCTGTACTTTATTTCCCGGAAGCTGTTTATATCCTTGATGTAGAGTAACAACTGCTAACACAATCACATAGAGGTGAATAGGATGAGATTAAAAACGAAAACAACCCTGAGAGGGTATGTTGGCAAGGAATCAGCAGTATGGCCTAAAGGTAGTATTTTTGATGATGAGGAAATTGGCCCAATTCCTGAGTTGATATTGGAAGAAGTAAAGCAGAACACAGGTACCGTTGAAATAATTAAACCTGGAAAGTTGAAGGGGGAAGCTAAATCTTCCCCTTCAACTAAATCCAAACCTAAACCTAAAACCAAGAAAAAAGCTAAAGCTAAGGCCTCTTCATCTGTTACAAATAAGCCGAAAGCTAAAGCGAAACCGAAAAGTGCCAAAAGGAAAAGAAAAACCTTATAATGAGGCACGATTATGACTAAAAACGAATTAGTTGTAAGACTACAGAGAAGTTTCAGGGCACAGACTAACGACCTTGTGTCTGATGACTTTTTAGATGCAATCTCAGATGCCGAGTCGGACTTAGGGTGGACCCTCCCTCAAACTGACTCTTTTAAATTAAAGTGGCTACGCCTTCGATCCACTCGGCATCTGCTTTTCTTTTTACAAAGTGGCTCCGCACGTAAGTTTAGATTTGAGGGGGCACACCTGCATCATAGATTCAAGCACTATACTACCATGATTGAAACCATGGATAAAGAGTTTGAAAAAGAATATGACGAAAAGCCTCATTTGTTTGAGGGTGTAGATGCTTATGTCATGTTTGGTTCTAAGATAGATGCAGGGTTCAGTTCTAATGAGCTTGGGGAGGATACGACTTATACTGATGATAATGAAGTAATTGTTGAACCAAACAGTACATCGTAATAAAGGATAACCAAATGAGCTTTGGGCCTGACATAAAAGAGACGTTACAAGAAATTGGCACGTCTTTTACTATTTTAAGGGAGGCTGGAAATGTCACTGGTGAATACCTTTATTATAAGACGAATAGGCAGGTAACGAAACCGTTTGTTCGTGAGTATTTCTTAGAAGCCATATTTCAGCACGATTCTGTTGCTGTTAGTGGTGATGTTATTGCGTTTAATTCGGATACTAGGAAGTTCCTGGTTGCTGTTATGACCCCAAGGAACTTTGAGAGTGAAGCATTTGATAATCAGTGTACGATTCTCAAGTGTAATGTATCTGGCGAGCTACAAAGGTACGTTGTTTCTGGTGAGACCATTGATGACCAGTGGAATGACGACTACGAGCAAAACTTTGAGTGGAGTACAATTAAGAGTAATTGTCACGGCCTACTCACCGAGGAGCTTTTTGGAAACTTTGTTGATCAGGAGTCTCCTGCTGGACAAATGTTGAATAAAAGCATGATTCTTTATGTGCCCTCAAATGTAGGGATCCAAACATTAGATAGATATGTATCAATCAGTGGTGAAGCTTGGAAAGTTGAAGATGTTGAAAGATATGTCTATGAAGGGGTTGACATAGCTCATGTGGAGATTGATGAAAGACAAGATACACAGTAACACAATCACAAAGAGGTGAAAAATGAAAAAGAGAATATTGATTTATGGGGAACATCCATTCTCGTTTACAGGGAATGGTAATATGATGTGTGCGTTATTATCACAAATAGATCCCAACAAGTACGAGGTTGTTTGCCTTTTGGCTGGTAATTCTGACCCGATTCTGTACGACGTTTTTAAGGTAATGCCGTTTAATTTGGTATCAGTATCAACTGGAGGTGATACTTGGGGCTTAGACTATCTTATGAAAGTCGTAATGAATAAACAATACGACATGTTTATTACAGTTGGTATTGATATATGGAGGTTGGAACAAGTTATTGAACCTTTGAGAAAAGAGCTGACTAATAGAGGGGTACCGTGGATAGGTATAATGCCTTATGATATCCCAAGTAAAAATTCAGAGTTTTTAAATTTAATGGATGCTGTAGATATTAAATGTATATATTCACAATTTGGATACACCATTGTAAATAAACACCTTAAAAATGTAAAATATTACAGGCCGAAACTAATGGGAAGTTATTTGTACCAAAAACTACCCGATGCTGTTTCTGCAGGTTTTTATAATACTCACCTTACCTCCCTCCCGACCGAAAGCTTTGTTTTTGGGTTTGTCGGCAATAATCAAATAAGAAAAGAACCATATAAAGTATTAAAGGCATTTCTTAATGCACAAAAGATTCTTGAAGGTAAAAGAGAAATTGGGCTTTATATGCATACCGAAAGTACTGGTGCATATAACCTGAAAAGGTTAGGGAATGAATGGGGTGTTGATAAGCCTAGTTCTATCGTGTTTAAGGCACCTGGAGTTAAATACAATATACAAGATATGATATCTATGTATAATGGTATAGATTGTCTTGTACTACCTTCCACATATGAGGGGCTTTCCTGGACCCCTATCGAAGCAATGCTTTGCGAAACCCTTGTCCTGCTTTCAGATAATACTGCTCATACGGAATTGGTGAATGACGATGAATTGTTAATACCATGTAAAGAGTCAGTTATGGTACCTGTTGGTTCTAGTAGTAAATTTACTCATATAGAATCTCTTGGTGCCACTGTTGAAGATATAACTGATTACATGGTTAACATTGTCATGATGGACGATAACAAAAGAGCTGATATTATATCAAGGAATAAAGCTTTTGCCGATGATTGGGTTAATGGTTGTCATGATGTATCTGATGTAATACAAGAAACATTCCATATAATTGAAGAGCAGAAAAAGAAAGCTGTGGCTGATGTGCCTGAAGTGTTAGATAAGCAAAATAGGATACTGTTCATTCAAAGATCGGCTGGTGGTGATGTTCTTATGACTACTTTATGTTTTAAAGGTTTGAAAGAAAGGCATCCCGGTATGGCACTTGATTATATGACCGAACCTCAATATATGAATATCGTTGAGGACAACCCATATATTGATACTGTATTACCATATAGTCCTGAACTAGCAGAAGGGTACCGTGTTGTTTACAACCCCCATGAAGAAAGAATACTTCCAGGAAGTTGGGGCAGAAATTCAAACAGCATACTTACAGATTTTTACTGGAAATTGTTGATGGTTGAGCCAGATACCCAGTTTGGTATTGTACCAGATGATAACCTACCTGAATGGGTTACAGATTCAATAAAACAAGACAAACCATTATGTATTATTCATACTACTGGTGGAGACCCTCACTTCAGAACATACAAATACATGCCAGATGTTTGTGAAATAATAGAAAACAGGTACTATACTATACAGATGGGTGGTGCGGATGATTACCCTGCTGCTGCTGAACTGGACCTCAGGGGTCAACTATCATACAGGCAGGAAGCATATATTATGAGCAAAGCGTCTCTAGCGATAACTGTAGACAGTTTTATGGCTCATTTGGCTGGTGCTATGGGTGTTTCACAAATAGCCCTGTATGGATCTGGTAATGCCGCTGTTTGCCGTCCTAAACAATTAGGTGGCAACCTCATCACCCTTGAACCTGATTATATAAAGTATTGCCCGGGATTAGGCCCATGTTCAGCGTCCATAAGGAACTGTCCAGTGCCTTGTACTGGTTTACATGATCCAAAGAGGATAATCAGCGCAATCGATGAAATCGAAAGTATGGAGGTAGTAGCATGAGAAACACACGAGAAACAGAATTAGTGGTATGTAGCAACATGTTAAATGAGATAGACATGTTGAACGGTATGGGAGGGCTGCTTGGTGATTGGTATGATAATTTCAGCAAGATAGCTGATGGGGGGATGATCATTGTTGATGGTGGTAGTTCAGATGGCACCATTGAATATTTTGAATCTTATGGTGCTACGGTAGTAGACAGCGATTTAGTACCTATCACATTAGGCGATAATGATAACCTTGTAGTTATCATAGATAACATTATACAGCGTGAAGGCTACGGCCCAGCGAGAAACCATTTAAGAGAGATGGTTAAACGGTATTTCCCTAAAACTGGTTGGTTTGCTTTTTTTGATGCTGACGAAAGAATCACCGATTCTGATTTACACTTGTTAAGGCATATAAAGGATTCCTTAATTGATGAGTTTGATGTTATCGCATTACCGAGAATTGATTGGAGGCCTGATGGTACGATGGCCAAAGATTGGAGGGTAAATCCTGATTGGCAAGCAAGGTTATCAAGGATGAGCAGCCCTATAAGGTATATAAGAAAAATACATGAGCAGATAACAGGCCACAAACAAATATACACCAATATACAAAACCCCAAGATTAATCATAACCACAGGATTGCCCCACAAGAAAAAAGGGATTATGTTGGTAAGGTGTGTGCTCATTTACATCGTGAAGATAAGGAGTATGGGCATACTGTCCCGGAACACCACAAAGAGGAATATTACAGAGAACTTCTTGATAAGGAGGGTTTGTAATGAAGGAAGTAATACAGAAAGTTTGGGGTAGGGAAGAAATAGCTGTAAATACCGATTTGTATTGCGGCAAGTTTCTTATTCTTGAAGAAGGGTTCCAATGCAGCTTACATTGTCACAAGGATAAGGATGAAACCTTTTTCATAATGTCAGGCAGGGTTGAGATGGAAGTTGATGGTGTTGTTTCTATACTTGAGAAAGATATGAGTGTTCATGTACCGCCTGGAGCTTACCATAGGTTCAAGGGGCTTGTAAATTCGGTAATATTAGAAATATCTACACATGATGACCCCAAGGATTCCTATAGGGTAGAAGGGGAACATAGTAGGAGGTCAGATCATGCAAACTGAAGTTAAAAAGCCAAGGCTGTTGATAGATTTTGATAGGGTCATACATAAATATAGTAGAAGCTATCAGGATGGAAGTATTTATGATGAACCAGTTGAAGGTGCTATAGAGGCACTGAAGTCACTTCAGAAAGACTTTGATGTCATGGTATTTACGGCCTTCAGTAAGAGGGGTGCTGCTCGTAACATGGACATAACAAGGTGGCTTGAAAGGCATGGTGTTTATGGTATCCCGGTAACGAATATAAAACACGATGCAGCAGCTTTTATAGATGATAAGGCAATAAGGTTTACAGATTGGAACACAACCTTGAAATTAATAGAGGTATTAACATGACAGATAAAGTTCAAACATATACAAGTACAGGGAGTAAATTAATACACCACCCGATTGCGGTTGGTAAAATCATAGATTACCATATGGGGATGCCTATATCTTTACAAGTTGCCCCAACATCAAGATGTAATTTGAAATGTGTTTTTTGTAGTAATGTTAACAGGAGTGTACATGAAGACCTAAGTATAGGTTTGATATATACAGTTTTAAATTCCCTCAGGCTTATCGGGCTTAAAACAGTTGAGTGGACTGGTGGTGGTGATCCTACTCAGTACAAACATATAAATGAATGTATTTCTGAGGCTGCAGAATTGGGATTGCAGCAAGGATTAATAACTAACGGGGTTGCGGTCAAGAAAAAGATTACAAGGGAAAGCCTTGATAACCTTACATGGATGAGAGTTTCCATGAATTGTCTTGATTATGTAGAGGACATTGAGTTACCTGAATTTAATGGTACATTGGGATTTAGCTATGTAATGAACGAAAATTCTGATCGGGATATATTCAATAGGATAAATGAGTACGTTAGAAGGTACAACCCCAAATATGTTCGTGTTGTCCCTAACTGCCAAGCAACACATGAGGAACAGGAAAAAAACAATAAGATTTACTCAGAATTTGTGAAAACATTGGGTGAGCCTTATTTCTATCAGGTTAAGGCATTTGAAAAGCCAGATAATTGCTACTGGGGATATTTTAAGCCTTTTTTACTGCATGATGGTTGGGTTTATCCTTGTAGCTCAGTAGTATTGAATGAAGATGCATTAAGACAGTTTCACAGTAAATACAGGTGGGTCAAGGCTGAACACCTTTATGAAAAATATTTATCAAAAATGGAGTCTTTTGACCCAGTAAATTGTTCCCATTGTGTGTTTACTGCACAAAACAAACAGGTGGAAACCCTATTAACCCCATCTGGGATGGAGAGGTTTGTATGAAACTTTTAAATCTAGGGTGTGGTTATGTAAGGCCCAAAGAGCAATGTTGGATTAATATTGACAACCTTTTCAGGCTATTTGATGAGGATGCACCGGAAAGGTTACATTTAACACAAGAACCAAATTATCTTAATTGTGATTTAAGTACTGGGCTTCCATTTGAGAATAATACGATAGATGGTATTGTTATGACTCACTTGTTGGAACATTTGAACCTACAAGAGTGTTTAGCATTACTAAAGGAATGTAAAAGGGTACTTGTGGAAGGTGGGGTTATCAGAGCCAGTGTTCCGTGTCCTGAGATATTTTATAATAAAACAATAAGTGGAGATGATAATTGGGGCGAGAGGAATCCATGGGGTCCGGGCAACTTCATTAAAGAAGCGTTATGTTACATAGAACATAAACAGCTATTAACCAAATATGGGTTGTTATCTATGTTTCATGTT